GTCAGAAAGGTCTGATTTAATCTCAGACGATTCCTTGGTCATGTCGTCAATGCGACGTTTTAAAGTTATATAGCTAACTACCTTAGTCATAAAGGTATTAGGTATGCTTGGATCTTCTCGTTCAATAACATTTGGCATATGTTTTACCCCCTGTTATTATTCTATAGGCAAAATCCTAAGAATGCAAATCGCCTACGTAGGCCTTCAAAGCCTCGATAATAACGTCTGTAACGGTACGTTCCTCTATGGCAGCCTTATCCTTCACAGCAGTCCAGAGCTCAGTAGAGACACGGATGGTGCGAGTCGGGGTCTTAGGTGCGTTAGGCATACCATTATTTTAGACCGAAACTGTCTCTAAGAAAGCCCTAAGTGTGCCTACTGTAAGGTTAACCCCGCCCTCTGTATTGATACCTTCTCCGTCAACAATAGCATTGGCTACTGACATCTTCTGTACTAGCATAGCGTGTTGACGTTCTTCAATAGACCCGCCCATTAGAAAGTCTTGTATTACGATTGATGGCCAGGTGCTTGAGGCTCTTCTGATTCTTCCATTACGTTGAAGTGCGAGTCCGGCATTCCATGGAAGATCGTAATTAATGAGAAGATTAGCCTGAGGCAGATCCACGCCATAGCCACCGGCGTCACTAGACACAAGAATACGACAATCTGGATCGGTTTGAAACCAAACTTTGGCCTCTTCTTTTTGTTTTGCATTCATCTCTCCAGTGTACTTTGCTGACATATAACCTAGGTGTTCCATGATCAACCAGACCATGTGTACATAGCTTGTAAAGATAACAACCTTGTTGTCATCATTTTGATCTAAGAAATCATCTACATATTGTTTAAGTGCAGATAGTTTAGGCTGCTTATTTAACTTATCTAAAAGACCACGTTCCTCTAAATCATCCACATATCCTGAGCTACCAATAGAATGCTTAAGTAACTCTGGATGATCGGAGAGCATACGCAAAGCGGTAAGCTTTGACATTACTTTGCCCTTTAAGGCATTCATAACATCATTAGTTTTCTCACCGGTATAGTGTGAGAACAAATCAAAGCCAGAACCAAATGAATCAACAGCTTCGTCTAGGTCAGAAAGAAGCTCCCGTGCTATTTGATTATAAAGCTTAGCCCCTGCACTATCAAACTCTACCAGGATGGGCTCAGCAAAGATTGTATCCGGTAGGTACGGAGCTACATCAGGATCTTGTTGACGCTTGCGTACTGTAGCTTTAGATAAAGTCTTGCTAAGGGTAGGCAGGTTGCGGTAACGTTCTACACCACCGAAGCGATTGCGTACAATAAATGTCTGATCAAATAAATCAAATCTACCTAAGATCTTAGAGTCTACAAACTGCATAATTGAGTAGAGTTCTTCTGGCTTGCCGTTCTCTACTGGCGTCCCGGTAAGTGCAAACCGGACACTGCTCTCTAGTTTTTTAACGTGCTTTGATCGTTTAGATCTGAAGCTTTTGATTGCTGTTGCTTCGTCACAGACGATGAATCCTTTAGCAAGTTTTGAGACCCACTCCCAGTCGTTAACAACTTGTTCATAGTTGATAATGACATAATCAACGAGCGTATGCCCCCAGTCAAGGGCGTCCTTGTATTGGGCTTCTCTTTGAGCTTTGGTTCCATCAATGACCACAGGGAATGCAGCGCCATTTGTAAACTTCCTAATCTGATCTGCCCACTGGTATTTAAGGGAGGATAAGCAGATAACTATACCAGGTTCTGTGATAGCCCCGGTGTCTTTTAGTTCTTCAAGTGCAGCAATAGTAAGAACAGTTTTACCTAGGCCAAGGTCGTAAGCCACAAGCATCTTCTTGCGCTCTACCATAGCCTCGACAGCCTCTACCTGGTAGGGTAGAAGTGTTCCTGTAAAACTCATATGAAGGCCCGCTCTCCAAATACTGAGTGCTTTGCACCCTCTATTCCCATTATAACCTGATCCTCAGGCATATCACCAATGTCTTTATCTTCCCCAACATAGTTAAAGAAGAAACATTCAAGCCCCTCTTTGCGTGTACGAGCAAGCATCTCACGGGATGCTTTCTCACCGGCTGGGTCAATCTTAGGGTTATCAAATGCAATGATGAGCTTGTCTGCACGACGCATAAGATCTACTTGATCCTGGCTAATAGAAGCACCAAAGGTTGATACGCCGCCTTCAACTCCCAATGACGAGAGTCTTACTACATCGAGTGGCGACTCAACTACGACCATAGTTCCGCTTGTCCAGGCATCTAGTCCAAACAATGTTGTTGACTTCTGCACACCTGTAGGACGGTTGCGGAAGTATCTATTAACCTGACCCTTTTCCTGCCAGCCCATAAGCTTGTGGTTATCTGGATTACGGATAGGTGTGATCCAACCCTGCTGCTGTGCATCCCACAATACGCCATGCTTAGCACATGCCTCTGCAGTAAGACTACGTGCATCAAGAGCCCACTGAGGCGGCTCTACAAAGACGGCAAGACGAGCTTCGCTCATCTCAATAGGACGCTGTACCGGCACATAAGTATTCTTTGCATCTTCTAGCTGCTTAGCAAGCAACTCAAAGTTAACTTCGATGTTACTGCGAAGCCATGCTTTAGCTGCATCAAAATCAAGACGACCCCACTGGGTCTCAAACTCATTGATCTCTGCAACAAGAGTTAGTAGAGTTCCCCGATATCCACAGGAGAAGCAATGGTGGACACCGGTCTCTACGTTCATTGACCATGAGGGACGAGAGTCTGGACGACCAGTACGTTCTAAGTGCATAGGACATAGACCAAGCAACTCATCGTTGCGTTGGTTAGTCTCAATACCTAGTCTGAGAAGTACAGACTCTACATCGCCCTCACGATACATTAGTCCTCCAAAAGCATATTCACGCCAGGCATTGGAGCCGTAGCAAGTGTTCCGCACTCAATACATTCCATGGTTTCAAAATAAGCTGCTACTACGCCTTCTTCATCCCAGCTTACTTTTAAATTCCATACATAACATCCGCAGGGACAGACCATAGTGGGTTCTCCACGTACGTCCATAGCCTGTGTGTAATCCGGCTTTACTTCGTAGATGTCTTTAATAGTCGTTTCCTATCTAGTGGTGTAGTCCCTGCCCAGATACCTTCTAGGTTGGGATCCTGTAATGCATACTTCAGGCAATCAGTTTTAATCCAACAATCATTACATATTTCTTTGGCCCTGTTAACTGATGCATAGTCCGTATATCTTTCTGGAAAGAAAGTATTTGGATCTTCACCTACGCACAGCTGGGTACCATTAAAAGGATTGAATTGGAGTGCCAAAGGCTCCATACTCTTCAAACTTACCACCCTCCCAATCCCATAGAAGGTCGCTACTTGCTGGGCCACTGTTACGGCTAGCAACGATGCGAAGTTCACGAGAGGAATCATCCTCTTCATCTTGACGTTGTAGACCAAGGATCACATCTGAGTCTTGAAAGAACGAGGATGAGTAACCGATAGAGTCCGCAGATACCTGACCCTTCTTCATCTTCCACAACAATACCTGTGTGGATACTACGATAGGGATGTTAGCCTTCTGTGCAAGGCGCTTTAGATTGCGGGTAATACTTGTCAAAGCTTGTGGAGTATTAGATTCCCCGCTAGCTTCATCAACCATAAGATAGACACCATCAACAAAAACAATGTCAGGCTTAATCTTTTCAATCTTTGCCGCCAATCCAGTTACTGTCATAGCAGAGGTGCTGTCTGTAAGATAGAACTTCTGCATCTGCTCCATGCGTTCTAGTGCTTCTTTGTAGCGTCGCTCTTCTTCAAGAGTTAGCTTTCCACGTACCAAACGAGAATGAGCGATGTGAGCACGCATAGCATCATGACGATGCTGCTGCTCAATGTTACTCATCTCAAAGGATTGGAACATAGGTACGTGACCATCTTCGTGCACATTCACCGCAATCTGCATAGCAAGTACAGACTTACCTGTCTTAGGTGGTGCGATGATTGTAATGAGCTGACCGTTCTGTAGACCAGCGGTAGCCTCATCAATAGTACGGAACCCTGTGCGATAACCTAGTAGGCCACCGTCACGATTTTTAAGATCTAGATACTCATTGAAACGATTCTCTGCGCCCTTTGTAAGATCAACATCACTACTTTGGGTAGAGCCTTCGTCATAGATAGTTGCAACGCCTTGGCTCATCTCAGCAATAGCTTGGTCGTGGTTACCGGCAGATATATACTCTGCAGCATTCTGCACTACCTCAATAGCTTTTTGTCTGCGACGATACTCAACAAGCTGATCTACAAGATACTCTAATGAGTCCTCTACAGCAAGAAGGCGATAGGTAGGAAAGTTATCCTTGACAGTTACTGCGCTGGGTACTTCTCCATAGCGTGTCCAATGTGTGCGAATAAACTTCCACATAGATTTGTTTTCGTCTACAAAGAACCAACCATCTTCTACTCCAGCCTCAAGTGCTGGGATAATCTCTCTAGTTCTTACGACCCTAGATATTAAACGCTCTTCATTATCGGCTGCCATTCAAACCCCCCATATCTAAATACCAATGTCCGTATCTCAAACCACGGGTAGGTATATCAACTACATTTTTTACTTCCGGCCTGTATGGCAGTTCAGCTACTAGATCGGCAATAACGTTGTATGCATGTGCATAGTTAAAAGGATTTGTTCCAAGATTGTTTAGATCTTCTAGGACTTCATCCATCTCTTTCTGGGTGTACCCAAAGCCAACAAGCTCTAGGACATACCCAAACTTCTCTGCAAATCTCCAGAACATTGCTAATGAAAGTCGGCTATAGTTAATCTCTTCTGATGGAACAGAAATTCCTAATACCTTCTTTAATTTTATACTCTTTTCGATGATGCAGTCAAGTGAGACTAGAACTCGTTGGGGGACATCGTTTGATATGTCGCCCCCACGCATTACAAGACTTCGATCTTGCCGTAGCGAAGTAAGAAGTCTCTAAACAAAATAGGATCTACGGTAGCCATAGCGCCCTCTGATTCAGAAGCTTTGTTTGAGATCTCTACTGGATAGACACCGTTGTTATTCTTCATACGTTCAGATACAAAACGTGTGTGCTTGCAACCACTACGTGTTACGTATCCTTCACAGTTACACTTCAACTTCTTAGAGTCTAAGTTGATCCAAACTTCATGTGGGCCCGTGTCTGACAGGAATAGTTGGGTAACTTGCCATTCACTCATTGTTACTTCTTTCATCGTCGTCGGTCCCCTCCAGGAGCAGTTACGGCTATCGGAATAAAAGCTTCATGTGCAAAGCTTCCCATTGGTTCTCCATATACGCTGCCCCAAGATTTAAAAGGAACATTTGTAGTTACAATGGTTGGAAGCCCAGCATTAAATCTAGAACGCAAAAGAGCATCAAACTGGTTCTCTGCCCATCCTGTTGCCGTCCTATGTTCCTTGCCTAGATCATCTAAAACAAAAACTTTCATATTATTCATTCTAGTTGAGTCGCCGTATATGCTGTCAAGTAGAGCTTGGGCTACATCATCTGGCTCAGACCACTGGGCTTTCTGAAGCCGTAGGAGCTTTGGGTAGTCCATGAAGCCGCCCCAGTTGATTGAGCTGATTTCCTGGTGTCCCCAGACGTACTCTGGAATACCCCTAATCAGGCTCTGGAGGGCCGTAGAGGCGAGAGTAGTCTTCCCATGACCTGGTTCACCCACCAACATTACACCCATGCCGCAAAGCGGGTTTCCGGGCGTTTGAATGACCTGTCCGGTTTTTACCTTTTCTACCCATTCCATCAAAACCTGCTTGGCTGGGGTATCTTCAAGGTCTGAGAACTCCTTGCCGATAGTCTTCATAGGAAGACCAGCCTTGAGGATCTGGTTGCGAACGCTAGGTGCAAGATCTTTTAAGTCGTACAACTATTCTCCTCCTAGTAACTTCAACATCTTCTCTTGGTGGGACTGGAACTCTTCGTCTTCATAGACCTTGGTCTTTGGCTTGGTAACAATTCCGTGGACTGTTGGGTAGTAAGCAAAGAAACGTTGCCATAGTGGCTTACCGATTCCCGCATCATTTGTAAGGCGAGGATCTGCAAAGAACATCCGCATAGCTTCTAGGATTGCTAGTCGTTGTGTGCCTTCGCCAACCTGCTTGTTAATCCATGTCGCTACATACTTGGAGTTAACTTGAGCCGGTACTCCTGGAGCTGCTGCCTCAACGAGAGAGTAAAACTCTGCAACGAGATCATTGGTGGACCAGAGTTCTTCTGGAGTATCCCGACGATGCTTTCCAGCCTCTTGTGCTTTTGTTGGCTTGTACTTGGCGTTGAGTCTAGCTTGGCGGTCAGTAAGCTTTCCAACTGATCCAGTGTCAGCGTCCTCTTCTCCACGCTTTAGCTTTTTAGGCTGCTCGTCTCCATCAAGATTCCAAACCACTTCTTCCTCCTTAAGGGGCGCAGCCCCTATAGTTAAAGATACGTTAGTATCTTTAACTATATTAGTACTAGTAGTTATATCACTAGTAACTATATAGTTGTCTATGTATAGGTGCCCTGAAAACCCGTTGTCGGTAGAGATGAGCTTTTTAGCCTCTTCTGTAAACTTTAGCTTGGATACCCACTGTCCGTTATTCTGTACCCGGACAGACTTAACGTACTTGAGATCCTTGAGTTCATTGATGGCAGCCTGAATAGCGTCCCGACCTTCCAGGACTTCTGCATTGGAACGTAGCTCATCAGCCGATATGACTCGGCCCTTTTCTACGAAGTAATAAAATAGAGATCTTGCTCTTAGTGATAGCTTTGGGTTTACAATTGGTCGTAACATAAATACCCTCCTATTACTATCCTACATCCTATCTACCCTGTTTGGCAAGCCACGCTCTTGGCGGGAACTAGGAACTGTGAATAGTTGCTCTACAATGATTGAGAACGTTAGTCCTACAAAGGTAGACGCTAGCGTATAGGCAGCAAGGTATGACCACTTGGTATCTAAGTTAATAGAGAATCCAAGCGCAACTAGTATTGCTAGTAGTCCACGCCACTTACCAAGTGGTTTGATTAAAGTCTCTACAGCTGTTAAAATACAAGCTGTAGCTAACCCCGAAATAATTACTGTGCCCATATATTCATACTACTGTCTAAAGACAGCTCTGTCAATATGGAAGGCTTGACCTGCAACCCATGAGGTTGGAGTAAAGGTTACACGGACAACTGCATACGATGCACCAACCGTGGTAGCGGCTGAGAAAGTATTAGCTAGGTATGCCCAACGAGTTGTCAAGTTGACTGTAAATGTTTTGGCTCTAGCTGCATCAGTTGACAAAGTGTTAGCTGCTCCGCTAGAATCCACAGAGTTAACCGTGTAGCCACCAGTTAAGTTATCTGTGTATACTGGAATGACGTTGTTGTTAGCATCATAATAGTCAACTCGAAGAGTGTATGAACCTGTAGAGTTTGAATTTGCAGGGCGAATAGCTACAGAACAATAGTATCCCTGGTTAGGCACAATGGTAATGTGGCCTGTATTAATTCCAAAGGTCTTAGTTGCATTGTTAGTTCCTGAAGAGGT